CACCCGGATTGTCTTTGAGAAAGATGTGGTTCAGATAGTCAGTCGCTTGCTTTGCGCCAGCCTCATCACCGGGGCCAACAGGATCAGCAACAACGATTTGGTCAGAGCCAGTAAAGATGCGGATCAGTGCTGGCAAAGCACCATCAATGGCTTCGGCAACCTCACCAGTAACGATTGAAGACTTGCCCTCAACTTCATTATTGTATGGCTGTCGCAAATAAGCCTGCAAAGCCTGCTTTCTTTGCTCAACAGTCTCTGATTCAATGTACCCGATAGCATCATCCACAGCCGCTTGGACCGCTGCTTTAAGTTTGTTCTGGCTCATCTTTGACCTTTGCTGGTCGCCCGACCTTTGGGCGTTCTTGCAATTGTAACGCCTTTACCACATTTTCAAGCATTTCAATACGCTTCTCAAGCGCCTCAACACGTTTTGCGCTAGAAATATCACCTTGTTTCATCAAGATCATTTAGACCACCCATTTTGCTGGTTTGTTGATAGATTTGCCCCAAGAACCAGTGTTTTCATCTAGTCCTACAGCCACATAGCGCCAAGCATCAGCAGCGTGTGAGTGCTGGTCATGCAATGGCTTATTTGAAAACATCTTCGTGTTTGGGTCAACGTCATAGCGGTAATGGCGCAAGTTCTGCAATCCATCAGCGCATCGAGTTTCATCAATAAAGCACCTGCCCATCAGCGTCCTTGCTGCGTTAATCCCGTCAGCCACAGACAGTTTTGGCGTGATTCTGATAGGTTTACCCATGCCTTCCAAGATGTCTTTGACAGATTTCCCCGTCATATTCTTGTTCTCAGCATCATGCGGAAGCCACCAATCTTTGTAGATATAGCCCTTATCCTGCAAGACCTGAGCGTAGTGGTCGATGGTTTTCTGACAGTTTTGGTAGAAATCAATCACCCTTACCTCGCCACCAGCGATAACCTGGACGAACCATATAGAGGTCATGTCTGCCCATCCCAAGTCCCAGAAGGTTTGAACAGGGATTGACTTATCAATAATCAGTTCACGAATGCGGCCATCCTCTTGAGCTTTTCTCAGTTCGTTGGCGTACACAGCGCCATCCAGCATTTGACGGGTGTGGCCTTCCCAGACGTTTAGGTAAGAATCCACGTTCTTAGCCTTGAGGTCTTCTAGCTCATCCTTCAGGACTTGTGGAAACCACGGATTGTCTGACCAGTTCATCTTGACAATCTTTGCTGATGCTGGAGGATTGACCACAAACCGCTTGTAAGTCTCATCCGTGTCCAAGTCAGGGTTGAACGTCACCCAAATCTCGGAGTCAGGTTTACGAATGGTTGGGATCAGTGTTTCCCATGACACCTTTGATACGGCTTGGCCTTCTTCAATCCAGCAAATGTCCACACCCTCAAACGACTTGATCGAGGTGACGTTGTGCTTCAGACCCGCAAAGCTGAACTCGGAGCCATTCTTGCCATAGATAGCTGTACGCTGTACGTCAAACAGCGATTCAAGCCCCATAGCCTTGATTTGGTCGCCCAATAGAGCAATCACAGAATCAGAGATGGAATTCTGCAACTCACGGGCGCAAAGTATCCTGGTTGGCTTTTGAACAGCAATGGCGATCAATGCTCGAGCAACCGACCAAGACTTGGCAGACCCACGCCCACCATAAAGAATCTTGTATCTGTGCGGCTCAAACAGGAATCCTAGCTTTTCAGGGAAATCCAGTTCAAGATTCATTCGGTTTGACCAGCTTGATTTGAATAGCAGAGACTTCAACAGGCCCACCGCCATCGCCAGTAACTTCAGTGCGGTTTAGCTTTGGAGTAGCGTACTCAGCCATTTGGGCTAGAAGTGTCAAAGCAGCTTTTGGGTCTGCTTTCAATTCTTTCTCGACACTTCCCTCGGCAACCTCTGTGAGCCATTTAGAGACGTTTTCAGCGTTATCCTCTAGCAACCTACTAACTGTCTCTCTAAACGTCTTGGTGGCCTTATTAACGCTTCCCGGTGGCCTTCCCCTGCCACGGTTGGTTAAATTCTCAGGTTTTCCGGCCTCTAATTTATTCATCTTGGTTTGACTCCCGTAGGTTGGTCAAGGTAAGTAAGTGCAAACATCTTAACTTAAAATATTATGGTCAGATTCAATGGCTCTGGCGAACACAACATAAGTTGACACTTTTGTTCTGTTATTGCAAGCCAAAAGCCAAAGTTCATTGATTCGCTCCCATGTTAGTGGTTTGCGCTGCAATGGTTGATATGTAACAGGCTTAGTTTGTGGGGCATACTGAATTGTTTGCGACTCCAAAATTCCGTCTTTGCTGAAAACTTGTTCAATTTTTGGCGTCCATTTTGAAGTATGTATTTCAGCGTAACGCTCTTCTGTTAGCCACTCAGTAGGCTTCTGAGCAGATGCCGCAACAAATTTTGTGTCCATAATTTTTTGACTCCTCAAGGGTTGGTCAAGGTTATGCTAACTCACGTTAGCGGGGTTGTTAAAAAATCAGTCTAGCAGACTGCGTAATAATTCATCATCGGTCATTCTTGGCGGAACTGGCTTTCGACCTGCGTGTGCTGGATCATATGATTTAACGTCAATTACATTCATTGGCAGTTCAGTCAGTCCTTTTTGCAATGCCAAGTCTGTTCTGTGATTACCATCGTAAATAACGTATTCGCCGGTTTCAAGACGTAAAGCCAATGGTTTATCGCCATAACCTTCAACCAAATCACCTGGGCCTTTCCCGGAATTGAACTTATCCCAATTCCTTGCGCTCTGAAAACTTACAGCCTGAGACAAAGGCACAACCTCAGTTCTACCGTATTTTTTCATTTGCTCAACTGTTGGGACAGACGGCATAGTTAGGCTTTTTGGGCTTGGAATTTTTGAAACCATCCCAACAGGGTTATACCCTTCAGCCATCAGACCAGCCAAACGCTGCGTTGCTGGCCCGTAGTCCATGCCTTCCCGTGCGGCAGCGGCTGTCATCTCATTCAGGTTACGCGCCCTGTCGTTGATGTTTCCAACGAACTGTTGTGCGCTCAATAGCGGATTACCAAGCAAATCGGTCAGCTTACGCTTTGCAACATTGCCAGCACTGAAGATTTCACCAAGTAATCCAGCCATATCAATCTCACTTCTTTTTGTTGCGCTCAGAGATGGCCTTGGCTTTTGCCTTAGCGTCTGTCTTTGAGCTTGCTCCCCATGCTTGAAGGCTTTGCAGCAAGCGTGTAGGGCTTCCATCTGGTTTGCGCTCTGGCCCCGGCATATTACCCATACGAGCCAAGAATGACGCTCTACGGGGATTGTCGCCAGATTTAACGGGCGGCTTTAGGTTGCTACCGGGATTTGCGGCCTCGTAGGACTTGCGGCCCTTCTCGTTTAGCCCACCCTTAGCGCTTTTACCCTCTTTGCGGGTCCATGCGGCTGTCATTTTTTAGCAGTCTTGGCAGCGGCTTTGAAGGCGGCAGCGGTAGGTGCGCCCTTTGAGCCTGGTTTACGCATCTTTTCAGGAGTCTTGCCAGCGGCTTTCTGCTTTTCAATGCGGTCACGTTTGGCAGCAATGTTTGCATATAAGCCGTTCATTTCTTGCCTTTCGGTTTGGAAAACTTGTAAGCCATTGATTGCCAGCCCTTGGACTCGGCTTGCTTACGGGCTTGTTCAGCCAGTTTCTTGGCCTCTTTGGAGGTCATCGGGGTGGTGTTGGTAGTTCCCAATTTCAATCTCCTTCTTTTTCGCCGTGTTCCCACCGCTTGCAAGTCTTGCCTTCTCCTCAGACGAACTCAAATTTCTTGCAGTAGATGGCCTCTTCACCTTACATCTCTTTGCACTCAGGGCTGTCATCACCGTATTCGCAGTTGCTGCACAGCTTGCGTTTGGCCTGATCGGGGGCAATGCGCCAGTAATTGGCAAGGTCACGCCAGAAGTCACTGGAAGGCTTGGACGGGTCTTTTGGCCCAAACATTTGCGCTTCTTCCATGTATTTGACGGTTTTGGCGTTCTCAGCCTCGTCAAATTTAGACTCTTCAGCTTCTTCAATCTCGATCGAGATTTCCAGCTCTGTACCAAGCAAACCAGCCATGATGTTCTCCAGTTACCCACATTTTACAACACTAGCACAGTTTTTGTGAAATGTCTCTAGGGGTTTATCCCGATGTATAACTTTGTGGATAACTGGAGAATAGAGCCATCAACAACAGGAGTTTCCCATGAAAGAATCTATCAAAGACGTTTCCCTAGCAATTGTCATTGGCCTTACGCTGGCTGCATTTGCTCTTCATTACTTTGATGTTTTGTTTTACTGACAATCGGCCTTGCTCTCTTGAGGACAATCTGTTTTGCAACAAAGTCAGCCATGTCCTCAAGTTGCTTGACCGTGCTTTCTTCCAGTTGCAAATCGTGTACATCCATTGCCAGATTCACAGCTTGCATCTCTGGTCCACGGAACAAAAACTTTTCTTTATCAAGCCCTCTTGATGCCATCTCATAAAGCGCGTTCTGTGCTTCTCTGATCTCTGGCAACCAATCTTTTCCCTTGCCGTGAACAGCGTAAGCCTCACACATATTGAGTGCTGCGATCAATACGTCTATCTGGTCCCTGTTTCCACGGCCCTGGACTACCTCTGTCAGTGCTGAATGGTTCTTAGCCTTCAGAACCACAATGGCATCACCCACGCTTGCAACTGGCTTCATCCCTGCCAAAACCCAATTAACGGCATCCAGGCGAACACCCTTTGGCTTGTATTTGCTTTTTTTTCTCATGATTTGTTTACTGCCATAACGGCACACCTTTGACAAAAGTGGTCTTGATGTTTGCAATCTTTCGCGCCTGTACTTTTTTCACATAACTTTTGCGACTTCTGACTGCCTGAGGCTGTGAGCTTCTTGGTTGTGCGTCTTCGCCCTCACCTAGTGCGTAAATCTTGACACGGTTACGGCCATCAGTCTGGTCTGAGTAATCAATCACGTAGATCAATTCCTGCGCTTTCATTTCGTTTAGCAACCTGCCAACAGTCTTGGGGTTGCACTGTGCTATTCGAGCCAAATCCATTCTGCTGTGTTGGCCTTCTAGCAAGGCTTTGAATACTTGCACTGCTTCTGTAATGTTCATGTGCTCACCTTTGCTCGGATGGCGGCGGCTCGGTTCTTGTAATCCTGCACCTGATCGGGCAAGTCCCACTTCTTCTGCAAATACTCGCTGGCGTACATCCCCCAATCTTCAATGTCAGCAGCAGCCTCATCAAGCCAATCGGCGTATTGCTGGCGCTCTTGGTTGAAAGCCTCACGCTCTGCCTTGCGCTCCTCCTCCATCCGCGCTGCAAAGCTCCGTGCAACCCAGTCTATGAAGACCTTGGCGCTTTCCTCTGCGTCACCAGTGAACACCAGCGCGGGGCCGTTGAAGTCCAGCTTGCCGACTTCTTGCCCGTTGTTGTGGAAGGCGATGTTGTAGTCGGGCTTGATGTTGAAGACGGATATATGCCCGGTTGGCTTGAAGCTGTATTTGATTTCATCCATTGTTCTTGCTCCTTAATTTGGCTTCGATGGCTCGGGCAAATTTGTAATCGTCATAGTGGAATGAGCCATAGACATCTGGGGCAATAATTTCGATGTCAGCATCCGTCAGCCCAACCCATTGCCGCTGTGCTGCGGGTGGGGTGGTTGCAAGCAATACCGCGCCTTCCTCTTGGTACTCGGCGTGCGCAGGTGCTGGCTGTGCTGCGGATGGGGTGGTATACCCCTCCAAGTAGCGGAGGATCGCAGTGCGAATCAAGCCCTTGATGTTGTTAAAGACTGAGGCTGACATCGGGCCACCCATCAAGTCCGGGTCCCATGCTTTTATGGCAGCCCATGATGCATCATTCAAGCGCCTGCCCCACTGCTCTGCGTCTTGCGCCACAGGCTCCTGCTGTGCTGCGAGGGCTTGCTTGATGGCATGTCGAACATACTTGCGCTCATGTGCGTCAGTTTCGATGTACTCAAGACACATCTGCAATGTTTCGTCTTTATTCATAAACAACTCCTCAATGTCATCAGGCCAAACATCAGGACAATGAAGGCCCACAATGCCCAAGTTACCTGCTTGCTTGCAGGTGCGTCTTTATCAAGAACTTCTTTGGCTTGGCGGATACGCTCTTTACGAATGGCGCAATGTCTGCCTTGTTGGCAGTCCTGGTTGCAACAGTTCATACGTTATTTTGCTCAAAGCTGTAATCAGACATGGCGGCTTCTGCTTCCATCTCTAATGCTGTCAGTTGCTCTTTGGAAAGAATCTCTGTTACGTCAGTTCCGTAGTAGTCAACGTAATCAAGATTTATGTGGATGCTTTCACCGTCTTCGTCAAAGTCTCGATCAATCTTCATGTGAACAGTGATAGCGCCGCCGTTCAATGTCGTGTTGTATTTGAATTCGGTCATAACATTCCTTGGTTAATGAGCTTCTATTGTCTAGCGGCTTATCAGCTTTGTGTATTAGTGGAAACCCTTAGAAGTGTCCAATCAAGCAGTTCTTGTTGCGTGATGCCGTAGTGCTTAACAAAGCCTTTTGTGCCAAGCCCATGAACTCCAGTATTGCCCCGATGGTGTTCAGCGCAAAGTGGGATCAGCGTCTTGTAATCTCCCTTGCCCCATCCTCCGGCTCTTAGGTGGTGGAGTTCTACGGGTGCTGGATCGTGCGGCCCATGCAAGTGATGGCAAAGAGCGCAACCCAATTCAGCGACTGCGTTCTTATGGGCCTTTTCATCCTTCGTCATTAAATTCACCAATGCTTGTTGGCGACCATTTGACACCACGCTCATCACCAAAGGCGTGTGCAAGCGTTATCAGGTCTGTCATCTCTTGTTTAGTCATCTTGCTGGTTGATGTTCCGAGAACAACAAACCCGCCATCAATGCCTGGGATCGCTCTTTGCTTTTTCAGGCCAGCAGTCAGCAAGTCTTTGTATTCTTCTTTAGTCAGCTTCTCACCATGCCACGGCACCTGTTTAGACAAATCAGTCAGGACAGACCACATCAAGGCGTTTTGCTCTTGGCTGCGTTTTTCCTGTTCAATCGTCAACACCAGCTTGTTGCCAGCCAGCAAGTAAGGCTTGGCCTTTTGCCAAACATCTTTCAGGACTGTGTGGGCCTGTTGAGCGTTGTAGAGGGTGACTTTCATTCCAGCTCTCTTGTTTCTATTGCTTTCGCACAATGTTTTGCCGCCCATTCAGCAACTGGTTTCATGTCTTTAGATAAATCATTGCAAATATCAGCACAAATTTTGTTTTCTTGTTTTATTGCTGTTTTTACAAGATTAAAAATCATCAGTTGTCCAACGCTATCACCATCAAGATCAAAATACTCCATCAGACCTTGATCCCATAAAAATTTTTCTAATTGATCTTTTGTCACTCTAGCTCCTCCTTCACGCAAACATGAACGCTAGCGATAGTGTCATACCGCTTAGTAACGTGAAGGCTTACCACCTGGACGTCATCTTTGTAAACAATGCCGTTCATGGCATCAAGGTAGGCTTTTGCCACGTTATCCAAGTCAGGCTTCTTTGGTCGCTCAAAACGGTTTAAACAGGCTTCCTTGCGCTTTTTTGAGTAACTAACGGGGATAGTATGGTTGATGTAGATATATACCGCTACAGGCGTTTCTAATGGCAACTGTGTGCACATTGCTGGCAATGCTGCTGTACTAACCTTTGATGTGCAAGCA